GCCTGATTGGTGACCAAATGCACCGAATAGATAATTTCGCTGCCATCGGTCAGTATTAATTCGATCAGCTTATGAGCATCACCGTCGCCAGTATAATCTGCGGCTACCGCTTTATATTTTCCCAGCTTGGCGGTTTTAGTCGCAACATTGGGCGCATGGTCATATTCTGCATCGCCTTGGACGGCCGCTTTAGCAGATTCATATTCCAAAGCATTGAATTCCGCGTTCACATAAATCATTCGCTTATCGCCAAGTGGAATGCCGATTCCATGATTGGGCCGAGGTGGTGCATCCCCGTATGCAGTGAGATGATCTGGAACGATCACGCTAAAACCGTAAACTGGATTGTTGTAACGACCCTGCACAGAATACTCGACGGGATCGTTGTCTGACTCCGCCGCAATGGCAAAAGCCGGCAACAAATATGCAAGCCCGAAGGCGATTAAAAGTTTTTTGCGCGTTAATCGTTCCATTGGGCTATGCCTAACCGTAACCGATGTCTGAGCACACTATAATACGCATCTTTGAGATCAGGATAGTAATTTTTATCTTCGGTGTTGTACGAATCTTTTTTTAGGCCAGCTATAAAATCGTCAATGTCGGTAGCACCTTTGACATTCGCACCAAAGGTATTGATCCAGTACTGACGGGCCTGCTCAGGACTATCGTAACCTTGGTTGTCTTTACCAGCATATGTCACTCCAAAATAATTGTTGAGTAAACGATTATGCTCATCCGTGCCCCAGGTGTCTTCTTTTGCGATTAATGCGAGAAAGAAGTCTGGATCGGTATCCAGTTGGTCAGCCATAGGATCGACGTACGGCAAATAAGTATCGAAGAATTTTTGGAAATCGACAGGCGCTTTCGCTTGGTCCGCTTCCGTTGTCGTAAACTGCCCCGTTATACTGGAGTCATTGTCCGTCGCTGTAGCGGTAGGCGAATCGTTATCTTCCTCAACATCGCCCCCACCCGCCGTCCAGCGCCCCCAATCGTCTCTTGGTTGATCAGGATTGAATTGCCATTTGGCAAGTTTATCGATCGGCTCTTTTGGTACCGTTCCGATAATCAGCCAGCCGCCATCGAGCGTATCCAAGACACCGGCTTTGCTCATCGAGTTGCCAAATTTCTTGCAAAGTTCAAGCGCGTCCTGATCTTTCATTTTCATAGATCCTATAGATAAGGTTTCTAATATCGCCGCCCGGCAGCGGGGCCAATCCTAAATCGGCGCGGGCTTCGTTGCGGGTTTTCAGGCCCGCGGCGACGTAGCCCGTGGCGACGCTCATCGCATCGCTGGGCGACAGGCTGCGGTCCTGGTTCCACTGGAATTCCAGATCGGGCGATGCGAAATCTTCCGCCAGCACGCGATCGATCAGGGCTTTGACCCAGCTCTGCAGCGGGGCCAGGCCCTCCTGCAAGGTAGCGGAGGAAACTTTACTTTAAAGGCAATCGCACTTCGCTGTAGCCCCACTGGGTTACGTCACCGAAGCTTTCCACACGACCGCTTTCAACCAACGATACCATGCGCTGGGTCAGGCGGTCCTCATCCCAGCTATCAAACCCCCTCATGGCTTCAGCGATGATGCGAGCAACCTTGTGCTGCGTGGTTCCCACCCGCTCCATGAGGAGAGCATCCAACTCCTCATCGGACACATCGACAACCGGTCCGGCAGGTTCTTCACTATCGGGCTTCTGGGCTCTGAGTTTCCGCAAATACTTTTTGAATTGATCGATCGTTTCATAGGGGTGATAAGAAATGACCGGTTGTAAATTGACCGTGCCCTCCTCCTGCGCCTTTACACTCAAGGCTTGCACATACTCCTTAAACTGGTCGAAGGTTCCAAAGATAAAAGGGCCATAAACGATAAAAGGAAATTGGCCAGAGAAACGCCCCCGGTTAGCATATGATAAAGCCGTCTTTTGATCTCCAAGCCTGGCATAGCTAACAGCGAGTAACCGGTAGGGAAGTTTTCCATACCATTTAGTCTTGTCGCTCGCCAAGGTCATATGGGCATAGGCAATAGCTTCAGGATAATTGCCCAAACAATAGTGCATACCGGAGGCTAGTTCATACCCAAGAGCTTTTGCCGGTTTCACCCGGATCAGTTCATTGGCCATATCCAGGGCCTTGGACCAATCTTCCAATCTTTGGTAGGCAAAAACCTTGTGCAGAAGCGCATCGTAACAATCCGGATCACTCATTAGGATACGATCGCAAATTTGCAAAGATCGTTGGGGATCGGTCGACAGCAAATCGTCGGCTTCAACCAGTTCAGGGTATTTTGACCGAATGAAGCCCATGTTCGCTGCAGTTACTCTGCGTCAGCAGTTGTTGATAAAAGCTTTTTCGCTTTCACCAATAACCATATCGCTAAGAATGCTACCTCTATAACTGCTAATGACCGGCAAACAGTTACAATCTGCCAGAAAGCGCAGCTAAACAGGAAACCAGTATAATCCTTCGAAGGAACGCATCTCACCGGAAAATCAATTAAACTGCGTAGCCATAAAGGGCCACACATGACTGCGCCAAGAAGAGCAAAGATCGCACCAATCTTTAGCCATTTGAAATTCAAAATAATAGCAACAAGAAAACAAAAAGTACCTATTAGATAAACCGGCTGTGCTATCGCAGACGAGATTTTATAATAACCATCGGTTCCAGACAAACTGTCTGCTTCAAAAGCACCGCATATCATAGCTACGAAACATGCCACTGTCTGCGCCAACAGGTATTTACGGTTTGCAATCATTTAGTCGATCTCCAGCGGCGAAACACCATCGGCCCCGTAAGCGTTGGCCCTAGCTTATCAGGCATTGGAATTTGTTCAATAACCCCACCGGGGCCAGTACCAATCACAGTGTTATTCGGCCCAACAATCATAACGTGACCAGTTGGAGTTCCGATGTAATGTATCGGTTGGGCGACAACATCTCCCGGTGCATATGCTTCATTTGAGCCTAGCACATACCAACCCGGAATATCATAAGTTGGATCTGCCCACTGCGCCGCAAGCGGAGGATAAACATGAAATCGTCCATTCGGAGTGCCAGGATTAGCTCCAGCATCGGCTAGAACTTCATATACAAAAACATTGCATTTATCGGTATCAGCTTCGTAGGGGCCATATGTAGCATCATCGGCCCATTCTTCTGACCCAACATATTTTTGTGCAAATTCTAGAATTTTTGCTCGAGCCGCATAATCGGCATCGGACACTTGATCGCCATAAGTCTGACTAACCGTTGTCGTATCGCTTGCATCGATCATCGAGCTGGTAGCGGTAGCATCGCCATCGCCCTCCTCATCCTCCCCACCTGACGCGCCTCCGCCTCCCGCCGTCCACCTTCCGCGATCGTCGCGCGGTTGCGATGGGTCGAAGTGCCAATCCTTGCCCAGCGGCGTGGGCGCGATCGGCACCAGGCCGGTGGCCGTCGTCACCAGCGCGATGTCGCCGCCCGGCAGCGGGCCTAAGCCCAGATCGGCGCGGGCTTCGTTGCGGGTTTTCAGGCCCGCGGCGACGTAGCCGGTGTTGATCGTCATCGCATCGCTGGGCGACAGGCTGCGGTCCTGGTTCCACTGGAATTCCAGATCGGGCGCGGCGAAATCCTCTGCCAGTACGCGATCGATCAGGGCTTTGACCCAGCTCTGCAGCGGGGCCAGGCCCTCCTGCATTGCGGTATCGCTGGCGTTATCGGCGGTGGCGCGGTTGGTCTGTTTCACGAAGGCCGTCGGCGGCACCGAAAAGGCGTAGCAGATGATGCGGATCAGCCATTCGTCGAACTCATCCTTCAGCAACGCGTCCTTGGTGAACCGCACGTTCAGACCGCCGGGCACGAATTTCGCGCCGCTGCTTAGTGGATAAAAACCCTAAGAAAGGTTACGTAGTTTGGAGACAAATTCAGCTTTTGTCTGCCCAACAAAATTACCGGCAGCAGTAGCCCAATGATCTGGATCTATTTTACCGGCAAGGTCGGCGTACCGAAGCGCTTGAGGAAGATTTCCAAGCTGGGCGTAGCCGAGAGCAGCAATTCGATATGGTATTCCGCCCAATGTTCGGTCATCGTCAAACTCTATTGCTTTTTGTGCGCTTGTAATTGCATTGCCATAGTCTCCAAAGTGATAAGACATTTCTGAGACATCCAAATATGCAGAATCGTTATTAGGGTTTATCTCAATTCTTCTTTGAGCAATATTAAGTGCATCCATAAATTTACCCTGCCGCCTGCACGCAAGAAATTTCAAAAGGAGTGCCAAGTCGCTATTGGGATTTTTTTCTAGAAATGCGTTACATTGATTTTCTGCTGTAGATGGATCATTTTCCAGCGTTGCAAATATCTGGTCAAGATCAGGATTATCGAGAGAGGGTGTGTACATAGTCGCTCCGATTCTAGAATTATATGCCGCCGCATTCTTTCCTAACAATTATATCCATACATTGGTCTCTATTAAGACCAAATTTGCTTTGTGGCCCAAGTTCCCTTTTATCGTCTAATAATTTGCATGTATCATAAGCTCTGAGCCACTCTCGCTTGCATTCTTCTTTTTCCTCTTCTGAACCGTCATCAGGTATACGGTACATCAACCCTGTTTCAGGATCGATAATTGTTGTCCAACTTCCTGGCCTCGCAGAAGATCTTACTGCTGTTTCAGGCGGATTTGGTTGTTGATCAATCTGCGGTTTGCCCTCGATTTGTCCTTCATCCCAAGGCACCTTCAATTGTTCAAAGTCTGGGTACTCAGTTGAGTCAAATGGCAGGATAATTTCCTGAACCGGAATTACCCTTGCATCATCGCTATTGTCTTCCTCATCATCCCCAGCAGCCGCCGTCGTACTCCCCCCACCCGCCGTCCACCTTCCGCGATCGTCGCGGGGTTGCGATGGGTCGAAGTGCCAGTCCTTGCCCAGCGGCGTGGGCGCGATCGGCACCAGGCCGGTGGCCGTCGTCACCAGCGCGATGTCGCCGCCCGGCAGCGGGCCCAGGCCCAGATCGGCGCGGGCTTCGTTGCGGGTTTTTAGGCCTGCGGCTACGTAGCCTGTGGCGACGCTCATCGCGTCCGCCGGGGACAGGCTGCGATCCTGGTTCCACTGGAATTCCAGATCGGGCGCGGCGAAATCTTCCGCCAGCACGCGATCGATCAGGGCTTTGACCCAGCTCTGCAACGGGGCCAGGCCTTCCTGCATTGCGGTATCGCTGGCGTTATCAGCGGTGGCGCGGTTGGTCTGTTTTACAAATGCCGTCGGCGGCACCGAAAAGGCGTAGCAGATGATGCGGATCAGCCATTCGTCGAACTCGTCCTTCAGCAACGCGTCCTTGGTGAACTGCACGTTCAGCCCGCCGGGCACGAATTTGGCGCCGCTGCGTGTCGCCAGGTTGCCGCGCAGCATGTCGTCGAAAATTTCCTGCATCTCGCGGATCTGCGCCGGGCGCCAATCGGGCGGGCAGGCGATCAGGGCTTCGGGGATGTTGCCTTCGGTGAAATAATTCAGCTGCGCCATCGCCCGGCGCAGCGCGATGTTCACCGTCATCACCACCTGCTCCACCGGGCTGAAGCCGTACAGCTTGTGGATGCGTGGATTGCGCGGCAGATAGAGCAATTGATCGGCGGTGTAATCGACCGCGGGCAGGCCGTGCAGGATCTGCTGATAGGCGGGATCGGGCGCGGCGGGAGTCATCCCATTTTCATCGATCACGCGCTTGATCGTCGCGCCATCGATCTGCTGCAAGCCATACAGCTGCCCGGCGGCGTTGCGGCGGCGATAGATCGCGACCGCGTCGGTCACCAGCAGTTCCTCCAGCAATTGCCGCAGCCAGGTGGCCCAGCTGTTATGCCCGTCGGGGCGGCGCAGGAAGGTTTCGATCGCGGCAATACGGGGATCGGGCAGGATCGATGGCCGCGCGCCCGCCCGCAGGCGCGGCTGGATGGCCCAGCTGAGCCGCTCCATCTGGTCTTTGCGCGTTTCGATCACCAGGCGCACGAAGTTGCACGCATCGGCCAGCGCGCGTAAGTGATGAAAGCCGATCGCCTCATCCTCGCGCGGGCGCAAGGACAGGTTATAGCCGACGCGGTAATCCAGCACGCGGCCCTGCGCCTCATCCTGCGCCATCGGCGCCATGGGCTGCGAGGGGCCGAACCAATCGCCCGGGCCGACGCCCGTCACGGCATAGCGAATCCCCTGCG